GCTTGAATTATTAAAATTAGTTTTCCCTAACTCTACGAGTGATTTAAACGAGTTTAACACAACTGATAAGCATTATATTGGACAACAATATTCGAGTGCATTAGGTGTGAATTTAAGTAAGGCTCATTGCTTAGTATTTTACAACTTCGGGTTCTCAGGGACGATGTTTATTCAATCAATTGACAGGTTAACGACTAAAGACCGAAAAGAAAACGATGTGTTTTTTATCTTTGGTAAAGATTCGTTAACCGAAAAGATTTATAAGACAGTATCACAAAAGAAAAACTTTACACTTAAACAATATGAGCGAACAAGAACTACAAAGTAAGTGTATAAAGTATGCTAAAGCTAAGGGTTGGTTTGTTTTAAAAGTGATACGTTGTAACGTTAGTGGCTACCCTGACTGTACACTATTCAAAGACGGTCAAACAATATTTGTTGAGTTTAAAGCTGAACGTGGCATACAATCTGAATTGCAGAAATACGTTGAAAAGCAATTGATTGACCAAGGCTTCAAATATTATTTAATAAATAGTTTAGAAAAATTTAAAGAAATACTTGCAGATTAATTATTAATGATTATATTTGTAACATGATTCTTTGACGTATTAGAAAATAAGTAGAGCCTTTGGGCTTAGTCAGGTGGTGTAATAAGTACAACATACCAGGTAGCAACCAACGGAGATACAGGTTTGAATCCTGTTCTGACTACTAACCAAAACAAAACACACAATGAAAACAAATCTAAGAAAATTAGCGTTGATACTTAGAAAGGTCGATGCTTCAAAGTTCTTTTCAATTAGCATTTACAACGGGTCGATAGTACTCGGAGCTATGGAACAAGATGTATTAATCGACGACTTAAACATAAATTGGGATTCTGTCGAATACGATTTAGAAATGACAATCTTTAAGAAAAACAATGTTAAACTAATTGTATCATGAAAAATTTATACAAAGCATTGGCTAACTTTCAACAGGAAGTGCCAACAATACACAAAGGAACTCAAGGTTTTGGCTACTCATATGCAGACCTTACAGCAATCTACAAAGTCATCAATCCATTAATGAAAAAGAACGGATTAGGATTTACACAATTGCTTCAAGACAATCAAATGGTAACTATCATTTTTCACGTTGAAAGCGGTGAGTCAATTGAAAGTAAAACAGATATTCCAATGAACGTACAACTCAAAGGAATGAACGACTTCCAGGTAATGGGTAGTGCGATAACTTACTTTAGACGTTATACTTTGAGCTCTATGTTAGGACTTGTAACCGATAAAGACATCGATGCAAGTGGTGAACAAACAGGTAAACGTAAAGAAACAATTTCAGACGACCGTTTAGCTGCTGCACTTGAAAAGATTAAAAAAGGCGAGTACACAATGGAAAAGCTAAAAGAGAAATTTGAATTAACACCTAAACAATTAGAATTATGCTGATTAGATGTTCATCATTACCGAAAATAATGGTTAATTCCCGAACAAAAGGGGCGCTATCCGAAACAGCAAAGTCATACATCAAGTCAATTGCTAAACAAGACTACTTTGGTTATACTACTGAGTTAAACAATAAGTATGTGACTAAGGGTATACAATGCGAAGAGCAATCAATTGAACTACTTAACGATGTTCTATTTACTAACTACGAAAAGAACACGGAACGCAAAACAACAGAGCTACTAACAGGTGAATGCGACATCTACACACCTGAGTTAATTATCGACATTAAAACATCGTGGTCATTTGATACATTCCCAGCAACACCAAGCGATATTAACATTAAAGATTATGAATACCAATTGCGTGGGTATATGTTTTTGTACGATGTAGAACGTGCTGCACTTGCTTACTGCATGGTAAACACACCAAGCGACTTAATTGGTTACGAAAGCGAAGAACTACACAGAGTGCGAGACACACCAATTCAAAGCCTTGTAACGATGTTAACCATTGAACGTGACTATCAACTTGAAGAGGAAATGTTAGAGCGCTCAGTGGCAGCAATTGAATATTATCAACAATACATAAATCAAATACATGAAAAGAAGTATAATTGACTTTAGCGATATACCTATAGATGAGATACGGATGCGTTTAAAGTACCAAAAGAAAAAGTATAGTGTAACGGAATGCGTAAAGGAAGCGTTTAGAATAGCAAATAATAAAATAAAAGAAGATGAAAAACGAAATGAAATTTAACGGAAAAATCACAAACATTTTAGAAGTTATTGAAGTAGGAGCAAACAAAAAGATTGAGTTTGTAGTAACAGAGACCGAGGGCCAATATCCTCAAGCGGTTAAGTTTGGAATCTTTGGGACTGAGAAAGTAGACAAGTTCTTGCAGTACAACAAGGTTGACCAAGAAGTTGAAGTGTTATTTAACTTCAAGACAAACGAGTGGCAAGGTAAGTATTTCACGTCTATTGATGCGTGGAGAGTAAATAAAGTACAAACAGAAGAAACACCATTTTAGTTATGTTTAAAGTAGGAGATAAAGTATACCACATAAAATATGGATGGGGTATTATTGAGGAAAAACAAGATGATGATATATTGTCAGTATTTGACGAGTATGCAGTATGGAATAATTCAAACAATAATTTGCTGTCATTCACAGAATACACATTAGAAGGGTTTAGTCAAGAAAGACCAAATGAAACGAAAGATTAATATGAAAAATAAAGCAACAAGCCTCAGCGATTTGACTGAGGCTAAGCGCCAACAGGCGATAGAATATTACAGTCACGTTGCACGTGCAATGATGCTTTGCCAATCTGCACTACATTCCTTAGACGATGTGTCAGACAATATGTTTCATAAACACGAAATAAAACGTACTATCAATCAGTTTATTAATGGAGTTGAAAGGTTTGCTAACACTTTTGTAGAGAACAACAACGAGACAATGGCTCAGACTTATAGTAATATTATCAAGCAGATTGACGAGTTCAAAGAAAACATTAAAGTTCAGATACAATGAAAGCAAAAGAATTAGTTTGGAAATTTTATCATAATATTGAACACGCTATATCAGATGAGTATGCAGATAAAGATTGGGAAATTGCCAAACAATGCGCTTTAATTGCAGTTGATGAGATATTAAATTTATTAATAAATGTATATGGATTTCATGAATTTGATAATGGCAAGGTTGAATATTGGAAAGTAGTTAAAAACGATATACAAAAATTATGATTTCAAGAAACAACAAGAACAGGAACCGATGGATGATAGCGATGCAATTTGATATTGACAGATGGAAATTCAGAGAGAATCGGGTAGGCGTTATTAACGTAGGTCGATTAATTAGAAAAGCATATTATAACAAGGATAACGATGGAAATTAAAGAAAAGATTGAAGAATTAAAAGGGATGTTAACAGGTGATTTATTCCAAGATGGGGACATCCTTCAGCGGATTTATGAGTTGAAAAAGCAGCTTAATCCCGAAATAGAAACCAATCCCGAAGCGGATGAAGATGAGGACGGATCTTGTCTTTTCTGTGGAAGTTAATTAATTAAAAGAAATAATATGAATGTTGAATTAATATCAGTATACGGTAACGATGCGACCGTTTGCGATGCAGCGAGAGTGTCGTTTGATAAGAAAGCAAGTAACTATTCAAATGAACAGAATAGTAGGTTGATAAACTATTTGGTGAAGCACAAACACACATCAGTGTTTAGACATCCACAACTAACGTTTAGAATAAATTGTGCCATTTACATAGAGAGACAATTGTTTAAGCACCAAGTTGGAATGAGTGCCAATTCTATAAGCGGACGGTATTGTGATTTCTCTGATACGTACACACTTATAAGTGAATGGAGGGAACAAAGCAAAGATAGTAAACAAGGCAGTGCTGGAGCTTTACCGTACGACACGCAAGAGAAATGTAATGAGATTGAATATAACGTAAAAGAGGCTTGTCAGAATGCGTATAAACAATTAATTAGTTTAGGAGTATCAAAAGAACAGGCACGAACAATACTACCTTTGAATCTTAACACGACTTTTTTATGGACAGGCTCACTACTATCGTTTATCCATGTTTTTAACTTACGTTTAAAGTCAGATGCACAACAAGAAACACGTGAAGTTGTTGCCGAAATGTTACGAATATTAAAAGAAAACGGTAACTTTGCAGAGTCATTAAAAGCATTTGAATTATAACGGTTGCTACTACAAGCAGTAGCGATCAAGTAAGTCAAATCATCGGAGTTTGCCTTAACAATGCAAACA